GATCAAAATGCTGTTCATTAGAAGTTGAGTTTGCTTCATTATTCCAACCCATTAAATATGCAGGGGTGACATGGCAAAGGTTTGCAACAGCTTCTATTTTGTCTGATGGTATGTTAGTAATAAGATTATTTTCATATTTATATAAAGTTTGTTTTGACACATTAATTTTAGCTGCAAAATCAACTTGGCTCATTCCCATCCTTTTTCTTGATAGTTGTATTCGTTCTCCTACAGTCATTAATATCATCTCCTTTCTGAATAATTTTATGTTATCACAAAAAAGTTATAAAAGCAACCAAAAGTATCTTGACAAGTTACTTTTTTGTGCTATAATTAAAGTAACTTAAAAAGTTACGGAGGTGAGAAAGTGGTAAGAACAGACAAGCTTCGAGGAATTATATCCGAAAGAGGTTTAACACAAACAAAAGTAGCTCGATTAATAGGAATTACGCCAAAAACATTTTATGAAAAAATGGCAAAAGGTGTTTTTGGAAGCGATGAGATCGAGATTATGATCAAAGAACTTCATATAGAAAATCCGATTGAAATTTTTTTTGATCTTAAGTAACTTTTAAAGTTACTATATTAAATAACAGATGACTCAATTCCTTGCCCGATCGTTGATGCTAATCCGATTGCATAGGAATAAAAAGAAAACAACCCCGACACAGTTAGCTTCTTTTCAATATAAAAAACATTCACGTGATCAGGCAAGGAATTGAGTCATCTGGCGAAAGGTAGGTGATGTTATGAAAGATAAAGCAGACAAGACCTTTAGTATTGGTAATGGAACTGTTCATATTCACGGAACAGTTAACCAGGAAAAGATAAAGGATGCAACAACAGAGTTCTTAAAGGAGGTTGAACGAAGAAAGAGAAAGGCGAAGAAAGAAAAACAAGCAGTCTAGAAAGGTACATAACAGTACACTGCAAATTACAAGATAATAAAAACAACCCAAGAAACACAGACGACTTAAACACGCTGGTCAAATTGAATATGTCGCTATGATCCCAATCTATAGCATAACAATAACTGCAAAACATAAACAATTAAATCTCTTCTTGATATAAAACATTGACCTATAAAAAATTAAAA